TTTACATGGAGAGAAGTTGCCCGGTTCAAGAACTCAGTCAACACAAATCTCCTCATCATGGATGAGGTATTTGATTCTTCACTGGATGGTATGGGAACTGATGAGTTTCTAAAAATTATCCGGTTTGTAATCAAGGACGCAAACATCTTTGTAATCTCACACAAAGGAGGTCTAGAGGACAAATTCCAAAGTGTCATAAGGTACGAAAAGATCAAAGGATTCTCGACTATAGTAACGTAGTAAACCAATCAAGTGTCATGACAACAACCTATAAGACTCCAGTAGACTTATCTAAAAGTTTTAGGGAGTCTGGTATGACTCTCATTACAGACCCTTCATCAGACAGGTACCTCCGTGAATACGCCAAATTGGAAACATCACTCCAAGAAGGAAAAGAAGAGAAAACTTAAACCCCAAGCGATGAGGGCAAGAAGAGAAGCCCTCCGCCACTTCAAGAAGTGTCACCCAACCTCCCAGAAACGGGGGGTTTTGTCGTATATTAGCTACATACCAAACCAAAACCTATGACCGTCAATCTAGAAGTCAAAGGAAATGTGGCTCGTCTCTTGGCCACTGAGAACCTGATTGTTGAAAACAAGAAAGTACATACGGCATCATTCAATGTTGAGACCCGTGTTCTGACTCTACCTCTATGGCAGAAGTCTTCTAATGAAGTCTATGACCTATTGGTTGCTCATGAAGTCTCTCACGCCCTATACACACCTAATGAGGATTGGGATCCAGCAGTTCCACACCAGTTCTTAAATGTGGTGGAGGATGTTCGTGTAGAGAAACTAATTAAACGTAAATTTGCTGGTTTATCTAAAACCTTCTATCGTGGTTACCAACAGTTTTATGAGGAAGACTTTTTTGAAGTAGAAGGTAAGGACATCAATAAGATGAACCTTGCTGATAAGATTAATATTTACTCCAAGATTGGTAGTTTCCTTCCAGTAATCTTTACAGAAGAAGAACAAGAAATTGTAGATCTTGTCAATATGGCAAATACATTTGATGAGGCACAGGTTGCTGCTCTTTGTCTCTACAAATTTTGTAAGGAAGAGAGTGAGAAGGAGAGGGAAGAAGCAGATGTTCAACTTCCTAATAGTAATAGTGAAGAGAAGCAACCTGTTTCAGATTCTGGTGAAGAATCCCAACCCGTTGATAGTCAACCTCAAGACACAGAAGAAGAGGAAGATGAAGGTCAAGGTGGTACAGGAGAACAACTCTCACAAAGTGATGAACTAGAAGTAGAAACTGATACCGCATCCACAAATAACATTCAAGATCTGGTAGATAGTAATGCATCTTCTAGTCAATATCTTGAGTTTGCAGATCTAGATCTCACTAAGATTATTAACTCTAATAAGGAAGTTCATGATTATCTTGAGGACTTCTGGAAACCTTATTCAGAGGATGACTTCAGATTTGCAGATAGTAAGTATGAAACCTTTAAGAATTCAGCTCAAAAGGAAGTAAACTATCTGGTCAAAGAGTTTGAGATGAAGAAGGCAGCAAGTTCTTATGCACGGGCATCTGTCTCACGTACTGGAGTTTTGGACTGCACCAAACTTCATACCTACAAATACAATGAAGACCTCTTCAAGAAAGTAATTACACTCCCTGAGGGAAAGAATCATGGTTTGGTATTTGTCCTTGATTGGTCTGGTTCTATGAATAATGTCTTGGAAGATACCGTCAAACAACTCTATAGTTTGATTTGGTTCTGTAAGAAAGTTGGTATTCCTTTTGGTGTCTATACATTTACTGAACAATTCAATACTTTTCCTGTTGAGTATGACAAATTTGGTCGTATCGAACTTGAACCCAATTATAATAGAACAAAAGGTTCTTTCCATATCAGTAATGAATTTTCTTTAATGGAGTTCTTTACTTCCAATACATCTCAAAAGGTTCTTGATCGTCAGATGAAGAATATTCATAGGGTTGTAATTTCTCAACGTCATTACAACTCCCCCCATGAACCACCCCGTCTGGGTCTCTCTGGAACTCCTCTGAATGAAACTATATTGACTCTTCGTCAACTTATTCCTTCCCTTCAGAGTAAGTGGGGTATTGAGAAAATCCAATGTGTGATGTTGACTGATGGCGAATCAAATCACCTCACTGCAGATCGTTGGATTCCTAGAGAAGAAGAATATTATATTACTAATCGTAGTCCTGGTTATATTGGTCGCTGGCACAGGCGTCGTCTTCAACCGACCAGAGACTTTATCCGTAACCGTAAAACTGGTGTCACCTATGCAGTATCTCCAAAGTACTGGGAATTCACTAATACTCTTGTTAAGTGTGTGAAAGATGAACTCCCCTTTGTCAACTTCATTGGTATCCGCCTACTCAATGGCCGTGATGCACATGAGTTTATCCGCAAATACAATAATGGTCATAGTTTTGAAATTGGTAAATTGATTACAGAATGGAAAAAGAATAAAAGTATTTCTTTAAAAATGGTTGGATACGATGCATACTTTGGTATCTCATCCAACTCACTTTCTACTGATACTACTTTTGATGTTGATGAAGGTGCAACTAAGGCAAAGATTAAATCCGCATTTATCAAGTCTCTAAAAACCAAAAAACTAAATAAGAAAGTTCTAAATGAGTTTGTAGATCTCATCTCCTGACCAGTTACCAGACTGTCCACTCTAACCTCCTTCTGACTGAAGGAGGCCCTATAATAAACAAGTAAACAAAACCCCCCTAACATGGCATTGTCCACAGAATATATTGTCACATCTCTTCAAAACCTTTATGGTGAGACTGTGACCTCTGGTGATGTTCGTGCCTGGTGTGCAATGAATGGAACCACCTACAGTACTGTTAGTAAAAAACTAGATGAATATAAAGTTGGTCGTGGGAAGTGGAATCTGACTATTCAAGAAAAACTGGAACAAACCTATCAAGCTCCAACAGGTCTTCCTGTGATTGAACAAAATCTCACTCCAGTAAAAGATGATACTTTCGTCAAGTTTGGTAACTTTAATGATATTAAAAAAATTATTAAGTCCAATCTATTTTATCCAACGTTTATTACGGGTCTGTCGGGTAATGGTAAAACGTTATCTGTTGAACAGGCTTGTGCTCAACTTGGAAGAGAACTGATCCGTGTAAACATTACTATTGAAACAGATGAAGATGATCTTATTGGTGGCTTCCGTCTTATTGATGGGAACACCGTCTGGCACAATGGCCCAGTCATTGAGGCCCTCGAAAGGGGAGCCATCTTGCTCCTTGATGAGTTGGACCTCGCCTCAAACAAAATCCTTTGTCTTCAGTCAGTTCTTGAGGGGAAAGGAGTTTTCCTCAAGAAGATTGGTAGGAACGTTTCCCCAAAGACAGGTTTTAACATCTTCGCAACAGCAAACACTAAAGGAAAAGGATCTGACGACGGACGATTTATTGGTACTAATGTGCTCAACGAAGCATTTCTTGAGCGATTTCCAATAACCTTTGAACAAGAGTATCCTTCAACTGCTATTGAACAGAAAATTCTTGAAGGGGTAAGTCTTGACCTTGGTATTGAAGACCGTCCATTCGTCAAGTATCTCTGTGACTGGGCCGATATCATCCGTAAGACCTTCTATGATGGTGGTGTGGATGAAGTCATCTCTACCCGTCGTTTGGTTCATATCATCCGTGCTTACAGTATCTTTGATGATAAGTCTAAGGCCATTGGAGTTTGCCTGAACCGATTTGATGATGAGACCAAACAGTCTTTCCTTGAGCTCTATGACAAAGTAGATGCAGACTTTGTTATTTCTGTGGTAGATACAATCTCACCAACTCCTGTTGACAGTTCCATGTAATTTTGATATAATTGGGGGAGGTAATACTGCCTTCCCCTTATTATGGACAGCATAACTTTTATTAATGGACCACTTATGGATGACAAAATTGAATTGACTGACCTTAAACCATCTCCCAATAGAAAGTATAATGAAGATAAAATCTTGAAGGAGTTGTCAGATTATATTTCTGGCACATACAACCAACATTATTCTGCTGGTACTGATAGAGTACAAACACTTGACCTCATTGAAGCCTGTGGAGATGGTGAATCATTCTGTCGGTCTAACATTCTAAAGTATGCCTCTCGATATGATAAGAAAGGTACAGCAAGACGTGACATCTTAAAGATTCTGCATTACGCAGTTCTTCTGTTACACTTCAATGACAAAAACGCACAACGTGAAACTTACCCTCAATGACAATGAAACTCTCTGACAAGACTGTAAACATCCTGAAGAACTTCTCTTCTATCAATCAGTCTATCCTTTTCAAGGAAGGCAATAAACTCCGAACTATTTCGGTGATGAAAAACATTCTGGCAGAGGCTGAGATTGATGAGGATATCCCTAGGGACTTTGGTATCTATGATCTAAACCAGTTTCTCAATGGTCTAAATCTTCATTCTAGTCCTGATCTGGACTTTGATAATGAAGGTTATGTTGTTATTAAAGAAGGTCGTTCTCGTTCTAAGTATTTCTTTGCTGATAAGAATGTTATCGTGACTCCTCCTGACAAAGATATCACTCTTCCTTCTGAAGATGTGGTCTTTGATCTGGATACCCAGCAGTTGGATAAACTCCTCAAGGCTGCAGCCGTTTATCAAGTACCTGATCTCTCTGTCGTTGGTGAGACTGGTGTTGTTAAAGTGGTTGTCCGTGACAAGAAGAATGATACATCAAACAACTTCCAAATTGTTGTTGGTGAGACAACTTCAGAGTTCTTCTTCAACTTCAAAGTTGAGAATATTAAGATCATTCCTGGAACATATGAGGTCGCTGTATCTCAGAAACTCCTGGCCAAGTTCACTAACAAGAACTATGACTTGCAGTATTACATTGCACTGGAACCTGATTCCACTTTTGGAGGTTGATGTGACACAGTGGGAACTGACATACAGACTCCCCACCACGGGGAGTAAGTATCATAAAATGATTGTGGAAGCAAATTACCAACATGATGCAAAAAAGATTGCACAGGCTCAAGTTCCCTCTGCCACGATTTGTGGTGGAGCCAGACGTGTCCGTTGATATTCCTATGAGAATTATAGGTAGTATCACTGTGATTTCTGCCTACTTTGTAGTCTTACATGTGAATGTGTTAGCAGGTGTTGTAATGAACGTTATAGCAGATTGTTTATCAGTTCCCTACTTTGTTAGAACTAAATCATGGGATGTAGTTATTATGCTAAGTTTTTTATTAGCAATCAGTTTCAGTAAATTATTAACATGACAAATTGGAAAGAAAAATATAATGAATTGACGGATTCTGAACTCAACAAAATTGCAGTTCTTCGTGTCATGGAATGCACTAATGGAATTATTCAACATTCATTTAGAGATAAATCTCCTGACGCATTATCTATCGAAGAGACAAGAGCAACAATGAAGTTCAGTATGTCATGTATGAAGAACATGGCAATTCCTCTTAAAGAAGAAACCATCACATTCAAACCTGCAACAGAAGAACTTCTTCGTCGGGCCAGAGAACTATACGTCAGTGGTGTCAAACAGGGTAATGATGAGGACTTCAAAGAGTTCATGGAAATCTCTAAAGCCACTGCACAAGTATGTGGTATGAGAAGAATTATTGACGCCAAGAAGATTCTTGAACAAAACGTTGACGTGTTTCCCCCAGGTACATTAGATTGGGGTGTAAGTTACCTTATGCAATTCTTTACTGATGAATATCTTCGCGACTTCTTCCAATCCGGTGGATTCGGCAATAGTCCTTCCTGACAAACATATTGTAAAGATGCCCTTAGAGACCTGTCAGATGCTCTCTATCGTCTGTTCAGACAAGTGGGGGCATGGTTATGGTACTTTGCCTAAGGCAGACGGTAACCCCTATGCTACAGAGAAAGGAGCATTCCGCAATCACCCTTGTACCAAGTGGGCAAACGAGACTGTAGCAAACTCTAGATGGTTACTTGCTCATGGTATTGCATTATGTGAAGAGTATTTCAATCGATATGGGAAATGCCATACTTGCTTCAAGACTCTCCTTGCTGCTGATGAAATCATTCCTTATGTGAAATGGGATGGTCATACTCCTTTTGTTCGTGCAATGCCTGAGGAGTATAAGTTTGATGATAGTATCTCTACCATCGAAGCATACAAAATGTACATTGCATCTAAACCATGGGTGAAGGATAACTACTTACGATTACCACATCGCAAACCTGAATGGATATGAAAACTACATTAACTGTTAGTGACGATGGAATCCTTACATTTCCTGACGATCTGATGAAAGAACTTGGATGGAAAGAAGGTGATCTACTACAATGGATTGACAACAATGATGGTTCTTTCTCTCTAGTAAAAAATGACGAAACACTTTAAACAAACTTGTGACAAACCATATGATCGTCATGATTATAAAATGGTGTACTCAAACAATCAATCTGTGGTGGTAGATTCATGGGAACAAGTTCGACAAATTTGGTGGGAAACTCCATCAGAATTTCAATCTCATATTGAAGTGTTGGATAAAATTAATGCCCGTCCCAAACACATGACCAAAGGATTTGTATGATCATTGATTATGATCACAACCAAGTACCAGTTCCACAAGAGATAGTTGATTTTTGTGACCACTTCACCTATAATACTGAACGTGATGAACTGAGGTACCTTGATTGTGTCTATATGCATATGGGGTACTATGGTGGTGACCCT